CTGGTACACCAGTCGGATGCTACGGCAGCGTAACACAACAGAAATTATTGACAGCTTTTAATGATCTTCGGAGAAAGGAAGGTGTCATATTATCTGGTGAAGCTGGTAAATTTGAAACCACAGTGCTTGGTGTTCAGGTTCTGAAAAATGAACCTTTGCATAAGAAAAGTGCGTTGAATTATTTGCCAGAAAATTCGCAAGTGGAGTATTTTGGATCTTGTCCTGGTCGGTCTTTGACCAAAACGGATGTTAAGGTTACACCAATTAGTGAGCATGTCACTGATGTTTGTGGTGTACCTAATATCTATAGAGGTCCAAAATTGAATCCTGATTGGTATGGATGGCAAACGTGTTTAGCCAATTTGGCTGTGCCTGCTCACCCGTATCCACACACATTGTTGGAGATAGCAGTCAAAGACTACAAGGAACCGCTTTTGATCATTTTCCGTGATCAAATGTGGCGAACCTCAAGGCCATTGACTGATCACGAGAATTTGTGTGGTATCCCGGGTAAGAAATTCATGGATGCAATCAAATTGAATACTTCTGTTGGATTTCCTTTGTCAGGTCCTAAGCGAGATCATGTTATTGAATTGGAGCCTACTGAAGAGTGGCCAAACAATCGTGTTCTTGAGAAGGAATTGATGGATGAAATTGTGCGCATTGAGGATTGTTATAAACGTGGTGAACGTGGATATCCGATCGCTAAGGCGTGCAAGAAGGATGAAATTTTGACTAAAGACAAGTGTAGAATCTTTTACGGTAATGCACTATCCTTGACATATCTCATTCGGAAGTATTATTTGCCTATTTTGCGTGTCTTACAAATGAATCCTTTGGTTTCCGAATGTGCTGTTGGTATTAATTCACATGGCCCTGAGTGGGAAGAATTTCATCAACATGCCACAAAATTCGGAATGGATCGTTTGTTTGGCGGTGATTATGGTAAATATGATCAAAAATTGCCATCACAGTTGATCTTTGCAGCTTTACGCATTCTCATTGATTTTGCAAGAGAGTGTGATTATTCTGATGAAGATATACGTGTGATGGAAGCAATGACTGGCGATATTGTGTTCGCTTATATTGCTTTCAATGGTGATTTGATTGGTTTGACGGAAGGCACCCACATCAGTGGGAACTCGTTGACCGTCATCATCAATGGTATTTGTGGGTCATTAAATCTACGATGCTTTTTCTATACTCAATACCCATGTGAGAATTTTGAAGAAAGAGCTGTTTTTCGTGATTGTGTTGCTGCAATGACATATGGTGATGACAATATTGGTTCGGTGAAACCTGGGTTTGACAAATTTAATATCAAAGATTGTTCACACTTTCTAGATGAATATGGTCAAGTTTATATTATGCCGGACAAGGAATCCGAACTGTTGAAATTCTTGCCTCCTGATGAGTTTGAATTTCTAAAAAGAGATAGTGTGTATCACCCCAAGCTGGGTGTGCATGTTGGAGCTTTGCTCGACAAATCTATCTACAAATCATTGCATTGTTTTATGAGAGGTAAGAACTGCCCTCTCACTGAAGAACATGCATGTGC